ATAGGTATCAGTAGAACTAGTAATATCCATAATAGAGGTATTATCAGTAATATTAGTATTTGTAATTTCTTGAGAAGAGTCAATATTAGTTTCAGTATTTACATCAGTAGATGAGGTAACACTTGCATCAGTATTACTAACATTACTTGTTTCATTTACATTACTAATATCAGTAGAACTAGTATTAGTTGTTTCTTGAACAGTAGTATTAACATTAACATTTGTATCCAATATATGTTCAATAATTTTTGGAAATGCAGCAGCTACTCCTGAATCTAAATAATTTCCTGTTAAAGAAGAATATAACATAATATATATATATTTATATATTATTTTTTAAAAAATTAGTAATAATAATATAATAAATAACAATGCTCCCCCTCCAATATAAATAATATTTTGATCGATAGGTAATTCTGGTTTTAATTTTTTTTTAAATTCTGGAGATGTAACAACATTAACTGATTCTTCACCAGAAACATTACATTCTGAACGTAGTTCAACATCTTGAATAGTAGAATTTTTACCTAAATTTAAAAAATTATTACTACAATCTGTTATATTAGCTTTTAAATTATTATTTAACATACCATAATTCTCGCAATAGACAGCAGTAAATTTATCTGGATCACAATTAGCACAATCAGCAAATAAGGAGGTTACTTTATTTTCTCTTGAATTATCAATTACATCATATAAATATTGACATCTACATTTGATACAAGCTAAATTATTATTAAAATCTAAATTTTGTGAACCACAACATTTATCAACTGATAAACATTTTCTACAATCAAAAACTTCCCCTTCATATTCAACATCAAATATTGAAAGTTCAGGATATGATTTAATTATATTTTCACTCATTCTTTGAGTCATTATATATTAATTAAGAAAATAATGAATTATATGAATACGTTTTATCATTAATTTTATAAATTATACAATTTTTTCCAACTAAATTACATTTTTCTAACATTGAATTAACTAAATCAATTTTATTATTTTTATTTATTTCATTCTTCTCATTAATCCAATTTTCTTTATCATCTTTCTCCTTTAATAAATCGTATTTATCCCATTTAGGTAATGTTATACTAAAATCTTGAATCATAAAACATTGATCGTTATCATTCATTCCTATTACCGATGCCTCATTACACTTACTTTGATTATTACATATTGATACTGGTTCATTTAATTTACAATTATCTAATATTTCTGTTGCATCATTATTGAAATTCATATACCTATTATCATCTATCATCAAAACTCCTGAATTATTTTCATTATCTATATTATTTTTATTTAATATATATCTAATTACTGTGTCTAATGATGATACAGATGGTACCTTTCTCTCAACTGACTTTATCTCCTCCTCTGATATAAATAAATTATCATATAATTTAAAAATTTCTTTATGTGATAACGACCTAAAATACATCATAGCTAACGATAATTCATTCATATTATTAATATATGAATCAATACCAATTTTAGTATAAATTTTATCATTTGTACTTTCATCATTAATTTCAGAATCAATTATATAGCCTAAAGGAGAAGTTTTTTTATACAAATTTTTTCTTCGTTTTAACTCATTTTGTAAATTTATTTTTTGGTCTTTAAATAAAGTTTCAATATCATCCATATCAGCAAATAGAATACATCTTGCTAATGCTATATCACAAGCAATAGCTTTTGTTTTACCAATTCCACAAGCATACTTATCACATTTTTTACTAACAGCTAATGCAACATGTAAATTACTTTCATTTGCTAATTTTACTAACTCAAAATAATTCTTTGGCAAATTTAAATTATAACCAAATCGATTTACTATATTTCCTAAATTATCTATATATGAACCTAGAATTTTGATATTTCTAGATTGTCCATCTAAATTAAACCTGAAATCTTTACTAGTAATTGTGTCACTCGCACTCGATAACATATTCATATCCACAAAACCATTCTTGTCAAACAAATTTAAACCTAATCCAGTTAAACTATCCGAATTATAAAATAACTCATTAAATAATTTTTTTTTATTTTCTCTTAATTTTTTTAAATCATCATCAAACATAGGACCAATAGTTAAATAATTATTTGGTAATAAATCACCTTCACTATTTACTAATGATTTAAATTCTTCTTCATTTTTAGAAATTCCATATAATGAATTTATTTTTGAATTATTCATTGGAAATCTACATAATTTATTGTCTATCATTAAACATTTTGAATTATCTATTTTTTTTGATTGTTTATATACTACTGAATTATCATCTTTATATAATAAATTTAATCCATCTACATCAGGAATAACTTCTTTATCTAAATATAATAAAGGATTTCCATTAACTTCATTAATTTTTAATCTTTTTTTATTATTATTTTCATCATATTCAAAAACGTCAACATAATTACTATAATCTTTATTTCCACATACAAATTCGTCATTAGAATTTAAATCAACATAATTTTCAGCATAAGGACGATTACAAATATTGTCATAATTATAAATACAATAACTATTATCTATTTTTTTATTTTCAACATCACCTAAATAAGCATTAGATGCTTTTTCATCATTACAAATAAAATTATTATCTTCAATTTGTGTAAAATATTCTTTACTTTTACATCGATCTTCAGATAATTTGTTAATTAAAATAAATGCAATTAATAATAACATAAATATATAAATATAATCCATATATATATAAATATAAATTATTTAAATTCTAATTTAGTAATATTATATTTTTCATTATTAATATTACTTGCCTTAACATTTATAGATGATCTTTTATAATCTCCAAAATTTATAACAGTAGTTAAATTAATATCCTTTTCAATCTTATTCTCATACTTGGTTTTAAATATTTTTTTTTTACAATTATAATTATTCATCTCGTTATTTATGTTTTCTAAATCATTTATTACATAATCTATTATTTTATTCCTTATCGCCCATCTAAAAAAATTTAATTGACCAATAGTTGTTACAATATATTTTTCATCATCATATTTAAAAGCAATTTTATTTGTAATATTTTTTTTATTAATTCTACAAAATGGGTCAAAAAATCTTTTATTATATGATTTTAATTTATTTTTATAATCATGATATACATTATATTTTGTATCATTTTTATTTCCTAAATTAATTGAATTATTTTTAGAATAATTAGTAACAAAATAATCTAAAACTCTTAGAGATAATTCACTTGTACCTGTAACAATAGGTAAAATTTTATTTAAATTATTCTTATTCTTATAAAAATCATGTAAAGAATCTAATAATACTTCTTCCTTTGATAATAAACAATTATCTGAACTCATATATATAATATACTTTACTCTATCTTTAAATATTTATAAAAAATTATTTTTTTCTTTTTTTTTTAGATGTAAATTATATAAAGAAATGTTATTTATATAATTTATAATGAGTGAAACAAAAGAAATAAATATGAGTGAAGAGAACGTAAGTTTAGATGAAACTAAAACAAATGAAGAATTAAGATTATTGAAATCTAAAATTGTAGATGAACAAATTTTAAATTTAAAATTATTTATTAAGAATTTGGAGAAAGATAGAAAAGAAGAAAGAATTTTATTAAAAAGGGAGTTGAAAGAGATTGCAGCATTAAAAGGTAAAAAGAAGAAAGATGGTAAGCCTAGAAAGCCAAGTGGAATTATTGCACCATCATTAATCCCATTAGTATTTAAAAGTGAGCCTTGGAATTTTGAAGGAGATGAGTTACCAAGAATTGAGGTAACAAAAAGAATTTGGGCATATTGTAAGGAGAATGATTTATGTAGTTCAGAGAATAAAAAAATTATTATTCCAAATAAATTAATTAAAAATTTATTCAAGAATTCTTTAAAGGATGGTGAAGAATTATACTTTACTCAGATGCAAAAACATATTAAATTTGTATATGATGAAGATAAGAAAAAAAGAAATGAAGAATTAGAAGAAGTTAGTTTAAATGAAGAACCAAAAAAAAAAACAAAATCAAAAAAAGGTAATAAAAAAGAATCAGTAGTAAGTGTTTAAGAATAATAAATTAAAAATAATAAAAATTAAGTAGTAATAAGAGTTAAAGAATAATAAAAATAAAGTAGTAGTATGTGTCAAAGAATAATAAAATTTTAGTAGAGTAAGTGTAAAAGAATAATAAAAATAACGGTATTGTGTGAAATACCTATTTAAAAAATAAATGATATTTTATTTTTTAAAAAATAAAATGTAAATAAAACATTGTTAAATAATCATTAACAATTAAATTTATTATTTTTAATTAAAGAGTTTATAAATGATATTTGGTATTTAAATTTATTATAATTAATATCAGAGCAATTATTTTGTATAAAAAGAATTAATTCGTTTATATTAATATAATCTATATTAATATGAATGTAATATTCATCTAAAATTTCTTGTGTATAGATATTTTTAGTATTATTAAATTTATGAATATATTTATCAGATAAATTTTTAAATATAGTATTATTTTTATATGATTTTATTATATCAAAGACATTAAGTTTTAAATTAGATTGTAGATAATCACACCCTAATAAAATACATATTTCAATAAATTGGTTATAATTAATATCCATATTTTTTAATATTAAATCTAAATCATATTCATAAATTTGTTTTTTATAAATTTTTATTATTTTTTTACATCCAAATGTTAATAAATCAGTATCTTCAGATAAACATAAAGAAATAATATTCTTTTTATAAAGATCAGAAATTAGTACATCTGCTTCTCCTGGTGCGCGAATAAATGGTACATTAAATATTTTAAATAGATTAATTAAATTATTTATTAAATTAGAGTCAATATTAATATTATTTTTCATTAATTTTTCTATTTTTTTTTTAATCACTTCAACATCGACATTATCATTATTTAGTTGATTTTTTAATAATTCTATTCTATCATTAATTTTATTTTTTTTATTTAGTCTATGTTTTATAGATTTTTGTTTTTCGATAGGAGCCTTACCGTCAATAACATAAAGTGGTATAATTTTATTTTGTAAAAATTTAATAATTTGGTTAATAAATGCAGCATAAATATTATCACAAGAGAATTTGTATTTATGAGTGTATAGTAAAACATCAATAGCGATAACAGAATTTTGATAATTAATAAAATAATCATTAATATCATAAATTTTAATAGAGTTAATATCTAATAAATATTTATTAAGTCTTTTAATACCCATTTAATATATTGATTATAATAATTTTAAAATCTTATCCAAAAAAAGTCATTCTCAAAGTATTTTTATCAAATTTATTAGTATCATATTCTTGATAAACTATATCAATATATTCTTTTAAATCTTTTAAATCAGAATTATTTTTAATTATATTAAATCTATTTTTATTAATGTATAAATTATCTAAAGTAAGGTCTTTAAAAATAGAATTTATATTTAATAATAATATAGTTTTAAAAAAGAAATAAGATAACACATTTGTTTTTTGATAAAATATATTTTCATTTTTAAATAGTTTATCAAATGATTTATAATTAAAAAATTTTAAAATTTTAGTTATTTGTATAAATGACCAATATAATTCAAAATTTAATTTCTTTTCTAAAAAATTATTAATTTTAATATTTTTATAATTAGATTCCCAAATATTTAAAAGTATTAATGCTAATATTTCTGTATATCCTTCATTCGGATTAATAATATCAGCTTTTAGATTTACTTTATCATACAAAAAAAATAATTCTTTTTGATAATTTCGCATATCTAAATCTAAATAATGAATTAATTCATGAAATAATACTTTTATCATTTCTTCCTTTCTAAATAAAATTATATAATGACCAGGTAAAGTTAAACCAGAATTTATATTATCAGATCCTAAAAAATTATGATTTAAATTTATTTTTTTTTTCTCATCTGATAAATAAATTTGAACTTCATAAAAATTATTTTTATTAGTCAAATAATTAAAAAAATTTAATATCGAATCAATTTTATTTATTAATTTATCTTTTATAAAAGTCTTTGAAAAAATTATTATTTTTCTATTATTCATAATGTAAGTTGTTTTAACTACTATATTATTAATTATATCTCTTAAAACTCTAGTTGAAACAAAATTAGAAATTAAATTTTTTTCATAAAAATTTGTATTAATAAATTTTTTA